GAGAAAACTGTAATTAATGAAACATACTGTAAACTTAAACTAAAGAGTATTGAGCAGTCAGCAGAGATTATACAAAAGACTTTAGGAGCACAAGCGAGATGAGTAATATAGCAGACTTAGCAATTCAAGCACAAGGTTACCAAGAACTACATGCGAAAGGTGAACTTTCGGATGAAGACTTTAAAGAACTTGTTGGTGATTTGAAGATTGAGCAATCAATACAAGAAGCCGCCGCTGAAGATGAACAGACACAGATGTACCATCAGATTTTGATGGGTGTATTAATGGCGGCTGAGGCATTAGCATAATATGGAACTTACAAAAGACCAACTAAGACAAATCATACCAAAGAATCCATATCTGGATCACTGGCATAAAGATTTGGCATTACTATTGCCTGATTATGATATCAATACACCGGCAAGAATTGCAGGATTCTTAGCACAATGTGTACATGAATCTAATGGGTTCACAGCACTTAAAGAGAATCTAAATTATAAACCAGAATCCCTAATTAAAATATTTCACAAGTATTTCCCAACGATTGAGTTAGCACAAGAATACTGTGCGAAGCCAAACAAACAGGAAGCGATTGCAAACCGCATCTATGCTAATCGTATGGGTAACGGACCAGAAGAATCTGGTGACGGTTACAGATACTGTGGTCGTGGGGCTATTCAAATTACTGGTAAAGACAACTACTTTTGGTTTGCCGCCAGTATTGAAATTACACCTGAAGAAGCATCAGAGTATATGCAAACCTTTGAAGGCGCATTACAATCTGCTTGCTGGTTCTGGGAAACAAATAAATTAAATGATGTTGCCGATGCAGGTGATATTGTTAAGATGACTAAGATTATTAATGGTGGTGACATTGGATTAGCCGATAGGACAGAAAAGTTTAATCATATTAAACAAATTCTAGGAGCCTAATATGCACGATAAAAAATTATTAGCATGGGCATCACTTTTGCTTATTTTACCATTGTCTTTGGCATTTTGCGGTCACGACCAATTTCGTTACCCTTGCCAAGACCCTAAGAATTGGGATAAAGATGACTGCAAACCACCTATATGCGATGTTACGAGAACTTGTCCAGAACAAATTTTCAAAGGTCAAAGAGACCCTCGTTTGGGTCCGCCACCTCCACCCGATTCACAAACTCAAACAATTACACCTTCATGTAAACCAAATGGAGCAACCTGTGGAAAATAATCAACCCTTCATGTATACCGAAGACCAGCTTATGGCTCGTCTTAAATTCTTTATAGGTATTTGTTTAGCACTTACGTTGACAGGTATTGTCTTTGTTGTGTTATATTCAATTATCTTTATTACTCAACCATTAAACGCTATTAGTCCTATCGACCAAAAGTTCTTTGAGATGATTATTCCGATTGCTACATTCTTAACAGGTACATTATCTGGTATTATGTTAGCAGGTAACGACAAAGACTTAAAGGCTCAAGCACTAAATGCCGCAACTAAACCACCACCAGTCTCACCAGCACCAGTTAATGCACCCAGTACAACTTATGTGCCAACAGCATCTTATGTACCTCCGGCAGTCACAAGACCAACACCGGTTAGTACACCAGTTGCCGTATCCGCTGACCCAGTCGTTGGTTACGGTGGTAAGTTAGCACCTCCACCAGCACCTCAACCGGAGATTTAAATGAGCGCATTAAAAAGTATGTTGAGCGACAACACAGAACAAATTAGTAGCAAAAGAGTCGTAACATTCTTATGCTTTCTTTTGTGTGCCGCCGCTTTCATAAGTAATACATGGTTCGGATTTAAAGTTGATGAACCATTATATAATAGCCTAATGTACATTGTAATTGCAGGCTTAGGATTCACAGCAAGCGAAAAGTTTGCATCAAAATAAGGAATAAATATGAAACAGATTATACTCGCATTAACATTGACTTTTTTAACTGTAGGTTCATTTGCCGAAGAACATGAAATTAAAAAAGTTTGCGAAGTAACTAAAGATGCTTCCGGTAAAGAAAAGAAAGTTTGTAAAGACGTTAAGATTCACAAGAAACTTGACGGTGAGAAATTACCTGAAAAGAAATAATTGTCACGCTTTTTGCTAGAATAGAGGACCTGTCGAGAAAATGACCGAACAAGAAAGTAACGAACTCCGAATTGACGTTGGGGTGTTGAAGTCACAAGTATCGACTATAACCTCACTCTGCGAAAAGATGGACAGCGTAATAGATAAACTAATAGAACAACACGATAAGCATATTGCTAAGGTTTACACCGACATGGATGACAGACGAAAAGAAACCGACAGCGATATCAAAGAAATACACGGTCGAATAGATACCGTCATAGACAAACTACAATTGTCTGAACTGAGGATTATGGAAGAATTGAAAGACCTCAGAAAAGATATGAAAGCACATAATGATGAGGAAGATAAAGCACTAACGGCATTAATGCAATGGAAATGGATGATTGCCGGCGGTATACTTGTTCTTTCATGGTTGATTTCTCACATTCATTATGATACAATAGAACATCTATTGAAATAATCACTTAACTTTACTTTATATTATGAGCGTTATTATTGACAGAAGTTTTCTACTTCAAGTGTCTGGTCGTCTGAGCTTGTTTACTCAGAAGAAAGATGACTTGTACAACTTTCGTTGCCCATTCTGCGGCGACTCACAAAAACACAAAACAAAAGCACGAGGGTACATCTATCGCAAGAAAGATGATTACTTTTACATGTGCCACAACTGTAGCATTTCAACATCATTCTACAACTTCTTAGACAAGGTAGATTCCGCTAAGACAAAAGAATATGCACTTGAAAGATTCAAAATAAATTCATTTGGTAAAAACACAAACGTCTCAAAAGAAAAAGTTTCTGAGCATGAACTAGAGAGTAGTGCTCCGGTATTCAAGAAACGATTAGATATACCGACAATCGAATCTTTACCTGAGGAACATTACGCAAAGTTGTATGTTAACGAACGTCAAATACCAAAACATTTTTTTTCTGAACTTTACTATGCCGAAGATTTCAAAGGATTTGTAGACTCACTTGGTATTGAAAAGGAAGGATTGATTGAAAATGATCCTAGACTTATTATACCGTTCTATAATCAACAAAAGAAATTAATTGCCATTCAAGGACGAGCATTAGGTAACTCTAAGTTACGGTATATCACTTTGAAGATGTCTGATGATGAAAATAAGTTCTTTGGACTTGATAGGATTGATTCAGAGAAGATGATTAGGGTAGTTGAGGGACCAATAGACTCTATGTTCATTGAGAACGCCATAGCGACTGCCGATTCAAATCTACCATCGGTAACTAAGATTTTTGATAAATCAAAAGTGGTATTAATCTATGACAATGAACCACGAAATAAAGAGATTGTCAAACAGATGGAAAGAGCAATAGAAGAACACTATAATGTTTTAATTTGGCCAGAAATGGTAGAAGCAAAAGACATTAACGATATGATTTTAGAAGGTTTTTCACAGTTTGAAATTGAAGATATTATTGAAAAACATACCTTTGTAAATTTAAGGGCAAAGATGGAATTTGTCAACTGGAAGAAGGTATAGAATAGCTATATAATACACTAGGAGTGATTGAATGACTTTGAAAAGCAAAAATGAAAAAAATTCTTTATTTAAAAAAGAAGGATTTTATGTATACGAAAATGCAATAAGCGAAGATACGGTAAACTTGCTTAAAACTCAATTTGAAATGATGATGAATGTCTCTGCATATAGGGACGGGATTAAAGAATTAGATTATAAAAACATCACAAAGTATTCAGATAAACAAGTTCCCCACTCCTACCCACAATATGCACATCATGCATTTGAAAGTTTAATGTTAGTGATTCAACCAAAAGTTGAAGAAGTTACCGGACTAACATTATATCCTTGTTACACATATGCAAGAGCAATGTATGAAGGTGCGATTATGTTAAAGCATAAAGATAGGCCTTCTTGCCAATATTCAGTTACCATGTGTATCGATGAGGATAAAGATTGTGAATATCCTATCTATATGGAAAACTATGCCGGTGAAGTTAGTGAAGTTTACCTTGCACCAGGTGACATGATAGTGTATAATGGAACTGAGTTGAATCATTGGCGTGAACGTTATACTGGTAAAAGACAGATACAAGCCTTTCTACATTATGTTGATGCCAATGGTGAATACGCTGACTACAAGTTTGATAAACGTCCCATATTAGGCATCCCAAAATGAATGAAGTGAAATTAATTAATTACTCACAAGGTAATAATGGTAATCTATTAGAACAAGTCGCATATGCGGCAAGAGTTTCTAATCCATCAAATCAAAATAATAATGATACTGCTGAAAAGTTAGTTCGTTATCTAATCAAGAATCAACATTGGTCTCCACTAGAAATGGTGAGTGTATGTTTAGAAATAAACACTACTAGAGACATAGCAAGACAAATTTTAAGACACCGTTCATTCTCATTTCAAGAGTTTTCTCAACGATATGCGGATGCTTCTCAATTGGGTTTTGAATTAAAGGAGGCTAGACTACAAGATACAAAAAACAGACAGAATAGTTTTGAGACTGATGATTTGGCATTACAAGCGTGGTGGGAACAATATCAAAATAAAGTATTAGAGGTTTGTAAAGATGCTTATGCATTTGCCTTAGACAAAGGAATTGCAAAAGAACAAGCGAGAGCAGTATTACCGGAAGGTATGACTAAGAGTAGAATGTATATGAACGGAACACTTCGTTCATGGGTTCACTACATACAACTCCGAACCGATAAAGCGACACAAAAGGAACATCGTGATGTGGCAATTGCCTGTGCCCAAGCGATTAAAGAAATATTCCCCATGATAGAGGAATTTGTACAACAATAACAACAACAAGGCAGAATATGACAGAGTACGAAGGTATTAAGATAGATTTAGACAGAGATAAACTATTTGATGAATTAGGAGTGAAGAGACTTAAAGAAAGTTACATGAAGGAGGACGAACAATCACCACAACATAGGTTTGCATATGTATCAAAGACATTTGGAAGTAATAAGGAACATGCTCAACGTTTGTATGAGTATTCTAGTAAACATTGGCTCTCTTATTCTACTCCTATCTTATCTTTCGGTAGGAGTAAGCGTGGTTTGCCTATATCATGTTTCCTTAACTATATTGAAGATACTGCGGAGGGATTAGTTGAAAATTTATCAGAAACTAATTGGCTTTCTATGTTGGGAGGCGGAGTGGGTATTGGGTTCGGCATTCGTTCTGCTGATGATAAGTCTACAGGTGTTATGCCTCACCTTAAAATGTATGATGCAAGTTCTTTGGCTTATCGCCAAGGTCGTACTCGCCGTGGTTCTTATGCCGCTTATCTTGATATTAGTCATCCTGACATTAATGGGTTTATTGAACTCAGAAAACCTACGGGCGATCCTAACATCAGATGCTTAAATCTGCATCACGGTATTAACATACCAGATTCTTTCATGCAAATCATTGAGAAATGCATGTTAGACCCTAATGCAGATGATTCATGGGAATTAAAAGATCCTCATTCAGGTGAAGTGCGTGATGTTGTATCAGCAAAGCACTTGTGGGAACAGATTCTAGAACTACGTATGCACACAGGTGAACCATACATTCACTTCATTGATACGAGCAATAGAAAATTACCAAAATGGTTGAAGAAATTAGGTTTGAAAGTACATCAATCAAATCTTTGCTCAGAAATCATTTTACCCACTAACGAAGAAAGAACGGCAGTTTGTTGTTTGTCTTCATTAAACTTGGAGTATTATGATGAATGGAAAAATGACAAACAGTTTCTCAGAGATGTGGCTGAAATGCTCGATAATGTGTTACAATACTTTATTGACAATGCTCCGAATACTGTGGCAAGAGCCAAGTATTCTGCTATGCGTGAGCGTTCTATTGGGGTGGGTGCTCTTGGGTTTCACGCTTATCTTCAGAGAAATAATATAGCATTTGAGAGTGTAATTGCTAAAGTGGCAAATAATAAAATGTTTAAGCATATAAGAAAGGGTTTAGATGAAGCGAATCATCAATTGGGTAAAGAACGAGGGGAGGCACCAGATGCCGTTGGTACGGGCTTACGCTTTAGCCATCTTATGGCTATTGCTCCTAACGCTAGTTCCTCTATCATTATGGGTAATACTAGCCCTTCTGTGGAACCTTATCGTGCCAATGCTTATCGTCAGGATACTTTATCTGGCTCACACCTCAACAAAAACAGATACCTCGACAGACTCATCAAGTCAAAGTTAGGCGAAGTTGATGGTGTACTTTCTGAAAAGTATAGTGATGTTTGGTCCTCTATTATTGCTAATGATGGCTCTGTTCAGCATTTGGATATTCTTTCTGACATCGAAAAAGAAGTATTCAAAACATCAATGGAAATAGACCAACGATGGGTTATTGAACTTGCCGCTGATAGACAAGACCATATAGACCAAGCACAATCATTGAATCTATTCTTTAGACCAGATGCACATATCAAGTATCTACATGCTATTCACTTTATGGCATGGAAGAAAGGATTGAAGACTTTATACTATTGCCGTTCTGAGAAGATTGGTAAAGCAGACAAAGTGTCAAAGAGAATTGAAAGACAAGTAATTGAAGAATTAGATATGACACAAGTTGCACAAGGCAACGATTGCCTAGCATGTGAGGGTTAAATGAAAGACATTAGAGTATTAGTACAAGCAGGAGGAGACGTAAAAGATTTTGTGTTTCCTATTGTTTTGAGTACACCCGATAGTAGCACACTTGCTACCATATGCAAAGGTCAAGAAACTGAAGTAGTCGGCAAAAAGGTCACAATTATAGTGACTGCTGACCTGACTATCAAGTTTAAAAACCCAAGAGCAAAAAGGCCATACATTGTCTTTATTGATTCTGAAAAAGGAATAAAAAAGAAAGTAAAGATGTATGAGAAGATTAATGCTCATTATGAAGATTGGACAGGAACTCATTTCTTAGTGGTACGCAGAAAAGATACCGATAGAAAAGAATTCTTATTATTGATTGCAGACGATAGATATATTAACACATTGATAACACATTAAAATGAAACCAACAATCGCTATGTTTATTAACGACCCAAAATGCTCAGTTCAATCTGGCAATGGGTTGATGAGAGCACTTGGCGAACATTACAATTTCAAATTATTCTCAAAGAGTGAAATGGAGGAAGGCTTCTTTGACAAGAACATTGACATCGTAGCCTTTCCTGGTGGATTCGGTGATTCAGATTCTTTCGATACACTACTTAAAGAAAATGGTAGATATGTAAGAAAGTTTGTGAGAAAGGGTGGTAAGTACTTAGGTATCTGTATGGGTGCATTTTGGGCAGGTAGACATTACTTTAATCTATTAGAGGATGTAGATGTGTTCCAATATATAACTCAAGAAGGTGCTTGTACAAGAAGACCACATGCTAAAAATATGCCGACAGAATGGTATGGCGGTTTGATGAAACACAATATGTTCTTTTATGACGGACCTACATTTGTGGGTGATGGTGAGTTTAATACACTTGCAACATATTCACAAAGCGGATTACCTATGGCAATCAGACAGAAGAATATTACATTGATTGGTTGCCATCCTGAAAGTGAAGAATTCTGGTATGATGGTTATTCTTATATGAAAGGTAAGTATCATGGTGGTATTCAACACGACTTACTACTAGATGTAGTGAATGAACTTATGGGGATAAAATGATTGTAATTGATTTGCTATTTGCAGGATTTATAACGTGTATTGGATGGTGGGGTGCAGAGCATTATGTTATTGAGCCTTATTTCCCGCCACCAATCGAACAACAAGAAACAACAACAGCAACAAAGAAATGAAAAAAATACTACGATTTACAGCAGAATGGTGTAAGCCATGCGTACAGTTAACTGAGAACTTAGAACGTGCAGATTTAAAAACACCGCTTGAAGTTATCGACATTGAGTCTGATAATATTCTTGCAACAGAACATGGCGTTCGTAATTTACCGACAATGATTATGTTACAAGACGGTAAAGAGATAAGCAGATTAGTAGGACTCAAAACACCTAAACAAATTAAAGAGTGGGCAAACGAATGATTAAAAAAGCTGGTACAAATTTAACAGACACAAGAGATTCATTTAAACCATTTAGTTATCCTTGGGCTTATGAAGCCTGGTTGAAACATGAGCAGTCACATTGGTTACATACAGAAGTGCCAATGATGGAAGATGAGAAAGATTGGAAAAAGAAACTTACTGCCGAAGAAAAGAAGTTTTTAACACACATCTTTAGATTCTTTACTCAAGGCGACATTGATGTTGCCGGTGGTTATGTTAAGAACTATTTACCACATTTTGCACAACCTGAAGTTCGTATGATGCTTTTAGGTTTTGCGGCAAGAGAGGCATTACACGTTGCGGCTTATTCTCATTTGATTGAAACTTTAGGTTTACCTGATACAACGTACAATGAATTCATGGAATATGCCGCTATGAAAGAGAAGCATGAGTATTTGTTAGCACAATCAAACGTTGAAGCAACTGCATCAACAACTGCTAGAAATATTGCAATGTTCTCAGCGTTCACAGAAGGTATGCAACTGTTCAGTTCGTTCATTATGCTCTTAAACTTCCCAAGACATGGCAAGATGAAGGGTATGGGTCAAATCGTCACATGGTCGATTGTAGACGAAACTCAACATACCGAAAATATGATTAAATTGTTTAGAACATTCATACAAGAGAATCAAGCAGTTTGGAATGATGAACTCAAAAGTGAGATATATACAATTGCAGAAAGAATGGTACAATTAGAAGACAAGTTTATTGACTTGGCTTTTGAGATGGGACCTATGGAAGATTTAACTTCAGAAGACGTTAAAAAATACATTCGTTATATTGCAGACCGTAGATTAATCTCTTTAGGTCTAAAAGGTGTTTTCAAAGTTAAACGTAATCCTCTACCTTGGGTAGAAGAGATGATTAACGCACCTACACACACCAACTTCTTTGAGAATAGAGCAACTGACTATGCGAAAGGTGCTTTGAAAGGACATTGGAAGGATGTGTGGGCACATTAAAATAATAATAAGGAAATAAAATGGAAAGACAAGTAACCGGAGAATGTAGCAGTTGTGAATCTCACTATACAATTGCTTTTGTTGAAGAAATAGTATCGGAAGAATTACCTGAGTATTGCCCATTTTGCGGTGAAACCATTGAAGCCATCACGGAAGACTATATAGATGATGATGACTTCAATGAGAATGAGGAATGGGACAACTAAATTGGAAATATAAAGAACAAGAATTTACCGAAGAAATGATTGGTGACAATTATGGCTTTGTCTACTTAATTACCAATATAGTAAACGGTAGAAAATATATCGGTAAAAAGTTCTTTTATTCTAGCAAGACTAAACAAGTCAAAGGTAAGAAAAAACGTTACAAAGTTTTTAGCGACTGGCAAACTTATTATGGAAGTAGTGAGGAATTGAAAAAAGATGTTATAATACACACAAAGGAAAACTTTACTAGAGAGATAATACATTTATGCAAATCTAAAGGCGAATGTGGTTATCTTGAGGCTAAAGAACAATTTGTGCAAGGTGCTTTGGAAAGTGATGACTATTACAATACATGGATTATGGTAAGAGTAAGAAAGTCACATATTAAGGAATATAATGCTGGACTATCTAAAATTAGTTGAAGGTTACGATATACTATTTTTCATTCCTAATGACGAGCATGAAGATGCTATGACAGTCAGAGGTGAAACATATCTCGATAAGGGTGAAGAAATTGACCGTACATCGGTAGGTCCTTCATGGACTGTAATGTTGTTTAAATACAACGAAGAAGGTATGGTAACAGACCTAGAACGATTTGATGCGGTACTTTCAGAGCCTAGAGAGTACATTTCGACACTTATACCGGATGACTGGTTCGGTGTTGTTGCTAGAAGAACAACAAAGTCTGCCGAAATAATTGAAGATTTATTTGACAGCCTTAAAAAATTATGTTAGAATCATACATGTAACTACCGAAAGAATATATGATTTTAATTGATATTAACCAAGTTGTGCTATCAGGACTAATGGCACAAATTGACCAGAAAAAACAGTTTGATATGCC